GGTTTTTCGCGGCGCGGCATTTCGCTAGCGTCAGACCAAAAACAAGGGCTTTAATTTTGGACCAGAAGCAGAAAATCGAGTACCTGAAAACGGCTGATCTGATCCCATACGCGCGGAACAGCCGCACGCATTCTGACGAGCAAATCGCGCAGATTTGCGGGTCAATCAAAGAGTTTGGGTTTACCAACCCGGTCCTGATCGATGCTGATGGGGTTATCATCGCAGGTCACGGCAGGACGCTTGCCGCCCAGCGTCTTGATATGAAAGAGGTTCCCTGCCTGCGCCTCGACTATTTGACTGAGGCGCAAAAGAAGGCCTACGTCATCGCCGACAACAAGTTAGCCCTCAACGCCGGTTGGGATGAGGAGATGCTGGCGCTTGAGTTGTCAGGTTTGAAAGACTCAGATTTTGACCTGTCTCTCACAGGTTTTAATGAGGATGAGATTGAGGTCATCTTGAGAGATGACAGCATTGATGAGGATGGTTTGATTGATGATGATGACGCGCCGGGCTTGGAGGATGATGCTGTATCAAAAAATGGTGATGTTTGGATTCTTGACGACCACAGGGTGATGTGCGGCGATTCAACAAATATAAGCGATGTTGATGTTCTGACTGATCAAAAACTGTGCGATGCCTGCTGGACCGACCCGCCATACAATGTCGCTTATGAAGGGTCAAATGGCATGACCATAAAAAACGACAGTATGAAAAATGATGATTTCTACAATTTTTTGTATGATTCGTATGTAGCTATGTTTTCTGCAATGAAAGAGGGTGCTGCAATTTACGTTGCCCACGCAGATACTGAGGGGTTAAATTTTCGCCTGGCCTTTAGAGAAGCCGGGTTCAAATTGTCCGGCTGCTTAATCTGGGTAAAGGAGAGCCTGGTACTGGGGCGGTCAGATTATCAGTGGCGGCATGAGCCTATCTTGTATGGATGGAAAAAAGGAGCCGCCCACAAATGGTACAGTGGTCGGAAAAACACAACCGTACTAGAGCAGACTTATGCGCCGTATAATTTTATTGATGATAACAATTTGCAGATTGATCTGGGCAAGACATCACTGGTTGTTTCTGGTGAAGGCTTGGAGGTTGATGAGGTGCAAAGCACAATCATAAAGGTGGCCAAGCCCAAAAGAAATTCAGATCATCCAACAATGAAGCCCGTTGATCTAATTGTTGGCATGTTGAAAAACAGCACAAAGCGCGGTGATTGCGTGTTAGATTTATTTGGCGGCTCCGGGTCTACCCTGATCGCCTGTCAAAAGACAGGCAGATCATCTCGGTTGATGGAGCTTGATCCCAAATACTGCGATGTGATCGTGCGCCGCTGGCAAGAGTTTACTGGCAAAGAGGCGGTGCATAATAAAACCGGCAAGACTTTTGCGGAGATGAGAGATGGCTGACTCCACTTATCCGTTAGATACAATCGCAAAACTGCTGGACCTGACGCCGCAGCGCGTCTTGCAACTGGTCAAAATGGGCGTGATCCCGAAGAAAGAGCGCGGCAGGTATGAGCTTGTGCCGGTGGTGCGCGGCTATATCAAATACCTACGCGAACGCGGAATCAGGTCGGACGTGTCCGGCGATGATTACAACACGCACCGCACCCGGCTAACGAAAGTAAAGGCCGATATCGCCGAGATGGAAAAGGCGCAGATCGAGGAACAGTTAATTCCGGCTGGCGATGTCGAGCGCGCGTGGATGGATGTCTCGCAGGCCATGCGCCAGAAATTGCTATCCTTCCCGCAGCGGGTCGCGCCGGAGGTCTACGCCGCCGAGAAATTGCCGCAGGTAAAACAGATACTGCAATCCGCCATTTACGAGGCGTTAAACGAGATAGCGAATGTCGAAGTCAAAACAATCAATCCGGTGCGAGCATCCGGTGGCGGCGAGGATCAGCCGGGCAGTGCTGGGGGCGATGAAGCCCCCGCCGAGCCTAAGCGTTGATGAGTGGGCCGATGAGTATCGCCGCCTGTCGCCGGAAGCATCCGCAGAACCGGGCGTCTGGATAACAGACCGCGCGCCATATCAGCGCGGGATGATGCAGGCCATATCGGATCCGACCGTGGCGGACGTGGTGTTTATGACTGGCGCGCAGGTCGGCAAGACCGAAATCATCAACAACGCTGTCGGGTATTACATCCATCAAGAGCCGTCGCCTATGCTGGTGGTCCAGCCAACGCTTGAGATGGCGAAGGTATGGAGCAACGACCGGCTGGCCCCGATGTTGCGCGATACGCCAGCCTTGAAAGGCAAGGTAGCGGACGCCAGGTCGCGGGATAGCGGCAACACGCTGTTTCAGAAATCCTTTCCCGGCGGCTATCTCGCTATCGTCGGGGCGAACAGCCCTGCCGGGCTGGCGTCTCGCCCGGTGCGCGTAGTCATGTTCGACGAGGTGGACCGCTATCCGGCAAGCGCCGGGACCGAGGGTGACCCGGTTAATCTGGGCCGGGCGCGTACAAAGACTTTTGCGCATAACAGCAAGATCGTGATGGTATCGACGCCGACCAACAAGGGCGCATCTCGCATTGAGACGGCTTATGAGCAGAGCGACAAGCGCCAGTTTTATGTGCCTTGCCCTGATTGCGGCCACGAGCAGGTGCTTGTCTGGGCCAACGTCAAATGGCAGGAGGACCAGCCGGAGACAGCGGAATACGCTTGCGACGATTGCGGATCATGCTGGGATGATGCGAAGCGATACCGCGCTATCAAGGCCGGGCGCTGGGTGGCATCCGAGCCGTTCCGGGGCGTGGCAGGCTTCCACCTGTCCGGGCTTTATTCGCCGTGGACGCCGCTGGGCAATATCGCGCGGGAGTTCATTGCCGCGAAGAACGCGCCGGACACGTTGCGGGTGTTTGTCAATACGACGCTGGCGGAGACGTGGGAGGATGAAGGCGAGCGCGTCGATGATTATGACGTAGCGCAGCGCGCCGAGGAATTTGGGCCGCGCGTCGATAAGCGCGTGATGGTCCTGACCGCTGGCGTTGACGTGCAGGATGATCGCCTAGAGATTGAAGTGGTTGGATGGGCGCGGCAGGAAGAAAGCTGGTCGCTGTCATATCAGACGATTTACGGCGACCCGTCATCCCCGGCGACGTGGCAGGAGCTTGATGCGCAGCTATCGGAAAGCTACCGCACCGAGGACGGGCGCACGCTGGATATCCGCGCGACCTGTATTGACTCCGGCGGCCATTACACTAAAGCAGTTTATGACTTCGTGCGCCCCCGATCCGGGCGGCGGATATTCGCTATCAAAGGCGTGGCAGGAGAGGATCGGCCAGTGGCAGGGCGACCAAGCCGAAACAACATTGGCAAGATTCCGCTATTTGCCCTGGGCGTTGATAATCTCAAGCGGTTGCTTTTTTCCCGGCTTGCGATACAATCGGAGGGCGCGGGATATTGTCACTTTCCGAATGACAGGCCGGACGAGTATTTCAAGCAGCTTGCCGCGTCGGAAAAAATTGTCACGAAATTCCACAAGGGATTTGCGAGGCGGGAGTTCGTCAAGATCAGGACGCGCAATGAGGCGTTAGACTGCCGGGTGTATGCGATGGGTGCGTTAGCCATTTTGAACGTCAATCTGGATGCGATGGCAGACCGCGTCGCCAGCGAGGCCAAAACCAAGGGCAAGGATAACAGCAAGCCACGGCCAGCCAAGCGCCGGGGTAATTTCGCTACGGAGTGGCGCTAGATGGTGAATGTTTTTGACCCGGCGGCAGCGCCAAACGTGGAGCCGGATCGCCTTGTGGTTGGCGACCGCGTAACCTGGCGCAAGCCGGGTCTGGCGAGTGATTATCCATCAACTCAATACAGCTTAACCTATATCAGCCGCGCGGCATCGGGCGCAGGCAACCATGAATTTCAGGTGCCGGGTGTTTTGTCCGGCTCAGATTATGTGTTCACAATCACGAGCGCGGATAGCGCCAATTTTGACGCGGGCCGCCACCATTGGCAGCTAGAAGTCACGCGCGCAAGTGACGCCGAGCGCGCTGTTATCCTGACCGGCTTGTGGGATATCATCGAGGATCTGGACGACAACATTGATCCGCGCAGCCATGCCGAGATCATGGTGGACAAGATTGAGGCGGTACTACAGAACCGCGCGGACGCTGACGTGCTGTCTTATTCGATTAACGGGCGGTCGCTGTCCAAAATGCCGCCAAGCGAGTTGATGGAATGGCGCGATTACTACCGGCGAGAGGTCGTGATTGAGTATCGCAAGGCGCATGCACGCACTAGCCGTCCACATTCCGGCACTGTCAAGATAAGGTTCTAAGCGATGGGGATTCTCGATTTTTTCCGGCGCGGCAACGGCAAGCCTGATTCTGGGCGGGGCATAACGCGGCGAGGATATGCGGCGGCACGCGCCGGGCGGATATTTGGCGGGGGCGGCACGCAGTCGAGCGCAGACACCGAATTGCGCGCCTCGCTGGCGGTGATGCGCAACCGCAGCCGGGAGCTTGTTCGAGACAATGAGTTCGCGCGCCGCTATGTGAATCTAATCAAAGCCAATATTGTCGGCGATGCTGGGTTCCGGCTACAAGTCAAGGCGCGAAACGGCGACGGATCTCTGGACAGGATCGGCAATGACCAGATCGAACGCGCGTTCAAGGCGTGGGGCCGGGTTGGTCGCCCGACCGTAGATGGGCGGCTATCATGGATTGACTGTCAGAAGCTGGCAGCCGAATCCTTGGTGCGTGACGGCGAGGCGTTTATCAGGATCGTGCAGGGCCGGGAATACAAGCACGGAATCGCGCTGCAATTCATCGAGGCCGACCTGATTGACGAGAACAAGAACGAGCGCCTTGCTAATGGAAATCACATTCGGATGGGCGTGGAGATCGGGCCGGGCCATAGGCCAATCGCCTATCATATCTTGACCAACCATCCGGGCGATAGCTACTACCACAACCCGGTCGCGCGGAAGACAACCCGCGTTCCGGCTGACGAGATGATCCATCTATTCATGCCGACGCGCACGCACCAGACGCGCGGAGAGCCGTTCATGGCTCCGGCCATGTCTGCCATGCGGATGATGCAGGGCTATCGCGAAGCCGAGGTTACAGCCGCGCGGCTGCAAGCCTCGCAGATGGGAGTTATCACGACGCCGACTGGCGACGAGTTCGCGGGCGACCAGATCGAGCATGAAGCGCCGGTGATTGATGTGGAGCCGGGCGCGTTCCATCAACTGCCGCCGGGGTTCGACATAAAAATGTTTTCGCCGGAGCATCCGAACAGCGGGTTCGCGGCGTTTGAGCAAGCGATGTTGCGCGGCGTTGCGTCGGGCCTCAATGTGAGCTATGCCAGCCTGTCGAATGACCTTTCATCGGTCAATTATTCAAGCATCCGGCAAGGCGCGCTGGATGAACGCGACGGATATCGCGCGCTGCAATCGTTCTTCATCGAGCATTTCGTCGAGATCATCTATCGGCGTTGGCTGTCGTCTGTGATGGATTTTGGTTATATCACGATTCCGGCAAGCAAGTTTGACAAGTTCGCGGACAACAGCCATTTCCGAGGGCGCGGCTGGAATTGGGTGGACCCGATGAAGGAAATCAGCGCGGCGATTGCCGGGCTTGAAAATGGCATCTTGTCCATGCAGGATGTGGCGGCGAATTACGGCAGGGACGTTGAAGAAACATTCAGCCAAATATCGCGTGACAAAGAGATTGCCGAGCAGTTCGGGCTATCCCTGGCGTTCGAGCCGTTTGGATCGAAAGAGCCAGCCGAGCCGCAAGAGGTTGACGATGAAGATCAGGATGAGGCATAATGCGCGGGAAGGGGTCTGACATGACTGACAATCACGAAATCAAAGCCGAGGACCAAGAGGACGGTGCGCGCGATGAGCAGACGCAGCCGGAGGCGCAGGCTGAGGTTGAGGCCGAGGCGGAAGCCGTGATTGAAACCGAGGCCGAAGCCGAAGCCGAGGATGTCAATCACGCCGAAGCAGTCGAGCGTGGCGGCAGGATCGTGAACATGGTGCGCCGGGCAATGGCCATTGAAGATCGCGCGGTTGATTCCGATGACCGCACGGTCTGGCTTGGCGTCTCGACGGAAGAACCTGTCGCGCGCTACGATGGGCTTGAGATTATTGACCACAGCGCGGAGAGCATGAACCTCGAATGGATTAGTTCCGGCCGAGCGCCCCTGCTGTTGGATCACGACATGGAACGCCAGGTGGGCGTGGTGGAATTTGTCGAGCTTGATGAAGATGCGCGCCGTCTGCGCGCGAAGGTGCGCCTTGGGAAAGGCGCGCTGGCTTCTGAAGTGCTCGATGATGTGGCGGACGGAATCCGCCAGAACGTGTCTGTCGGTTACAGGATTGACGGACGCATCAACGCGCGTGACGGCGACCCGGACGGAGCTTACCGGGTGCTGGCCACGCCAATGGAAGTATCACTTGTTTCAATCCCGGCAGATCGGTCAAGTCTTACCGGGGTGGGGCGGTCGTACTCCGAACCAGTAGCAACTGACCAGAAAAAGGAGGGCAATCAAATGTCCGAGGTCGATATGGAGACGGTTCGGCGCGAGGCCGCCGAAGCCGCACGGAAGGACGCGAAGGACATTATGGTCCTTGCGCGTAAGCACAACAAGGCATCCCTTGGTGAAGATGCAGTCGGGCGCGGCCTGTCGCTGGATCAATTCCGGGGCGAGCTTCTCGACGTCATTGGTGACGCGCCGCTGGACACACCGGCGCACGTTGTCGAGGTGACTGAGAAAGAGCGCAAAGAATATTCGCTTTCGCGGATGCTGTCGGCGCAGCTTGATCACAACTGGCAAGACGCCGGTTTTGAGCGTGAGATGCACGATGAAATCGTCTCCCGCACCGGCAAGCAGCCGAAGGGCGTTTATGTCCCTGACTTTGCTTGGCAGGAGCGCGCAGGCCCGATGGCTACCGGCGCAACCGGCGCGGTCGCTAACGAGAACGTCATTTCTGACTTGGTGCCGACAGTTCACCGCGAAGATATGTTCATTGAGGCGCTGCGTGCTAAGCAGGTCGCGGCATCTCTCGGCGTTCGCTTCATCGGTGGCTTGACCAACCGTCTGAACATTCCGGGCTTTTCTGCTGGCGCACAAGCTGGTTTTGTCGAAGAACTTGGCAATGTTGCTGACCAGTCGCAGACTACTCGGTCTGTTACGCTTCAGCCGCGCACCATGGGCGCGTTTGTCGATATGGGCCGCCTCGCTATCAAAGAGTCGGTCCCGGCCATCGACGCGCTTGTGCGTGATGACCTGCTGATGGCTCTGGCCGATTGTCTCGAAAACGAGATGATTAACGGCTCAACCGTTAGTGGCGGTGGCTTGATGACCGCAAGCATCGGCAATCTCGACATCTCTGCTGGCACCGATGTGGATGCGCTCACTTGGGCGGACATTGTCGGGCTGGTGAAGCTGGTCGAGGAAGCGAACGGCATCCGCAACCGCGATGCAATCGGCTTCCTGTCCTCGCCGGGCGTTAAGGCGAAGATGGCATCGACCGCGCGGGTTTCCGGCACGGATTCGGTGATGTTGCTTGAGGAGCCGTGGACCTCGGTTTATGGTCACCCGATTGAGTTCACGACCAACGTGCGTACCAACTACGATCCGGGCGATGGCGGCAACGACGCTTCCGCACTGATCTTTGGTGATTTCTCGCAGGCGATGGTCGGTCTTTTCGGAGCGCCGGACATCCTTGTCGATGAAACCACGGGCGGGCTTGCCGGTACGGTTCGGATTATCGTTCATCAGGACGTTGACATCAACTATCGCCACCTGGCATCGTTTGCCAAGACCGACGAGGTTTCGGTGGCCTAACCAGTTGAGGGCGCGGGTTTTCTTGGTTTTCCCCGCGCCCTCTCCCTTGAAAACGGAGGGTTTTCCATGAAGGTTGAAATCGCAAAAAAATGCTTTACCGGCATTAAGGGAAATATGTTTCCGGGCGAGGTTCATGACTTGCCGGACCGCATTGCCGGAAAGCTGCTGGCTGGCGGTTATGCTGTCGAAATCGAGTTCGACAAGCCGAAGCGCGGCAAGAAGAAACTGACCAATCGCGCGGTTGATGCGTCGGAGATTGAGACGCCAGAGGGCGAGTAATGGCGGTTGAATCGGCAGCGGATCGCGCGGTGTTCTTTTCCGTCGATGATTTTGGGGTGTCGGCGACGTACACTCCGGTTGGAGGGGCATCGGTTACGATTGCCGGGATTTTTGACAATGACTTCGTGGCGCTTGATACGGCTGGTGGTGTGGCTGTTGCGATGCAGCAACCGCGATTTGCATGCAGAACGGCGCAGGTCGCAGCGGCGAAAGAAGGGGGAGCGCTG